AGTACTAGCAATTATTAAAGGGGCGGTTCCTGTAGCCAGTGTTGATGTAATCTGACCTGTTGCACTGATTGTAGTAAACGCACCAGTTGTAGCAACAGTAGCTCCCACTGTTCCGTTTATGCTAATACTTGCAGTTCCAGTTAAGTTAGTAACCGTACCAGAACTAGGCGTCCCGAGCGCGCCTCCATTAACTACAAAACTTCCTGCCGTTCCAACATTCACACCTAGTGCAGTAACGACGCTTGTGCCTGTTGCCGTAGTCGCCGGGGCTGCTCCCGCGCCTCCTCCGAGGACAAGACTATTTGCCGCCAATACCAGCGAAGACGCCCAAGTTGATGTGCTCGAGAAATAAGGAATACCCCCGCTTGTCCCTGCTACGCTTAACGCAAGAGTGCCAGATGTTGTAATTGGCGAGCCAGCCACAGAAACTAAACCACCTACAAAGGTTTCTGCAACACTAGTAACACTCCCAGAACCTGCACCTGCGCTGGTAAGTTGACTTGTAAGATCAATAAACCATTTAATCCATACAGGATTAAAGACGTTCTTGCCCGTTATTTCTTCTACAACAACCGGCAGGGCCCAGGTGGGCGGGGGCTGGAATACACTCATAACGTACCTATATCAATCTGCATTTCAGCCGCTTCCAGGCGAAGAGATGTATTACACTGGTGACGGATATGATGAGCACGACGCATAAAAGTACCACAATTACTAAGAATCGGTTTCTGTAAGCTCATATCAACTTCGCGGAAAGGGCTCCATTTATCAGCGGCGTAGTCATGGTCGTTTGTACGCACCTGTAACACACTCCCTACTGTTTGATCTCCAATAAACTCTAGCATGTTCATCTGCTTGCGGCGGCGAATCCCTCCGTCAAAGTTAGGTGTGTAAAGATCCACCGTTATAACAGAACCATCATCAGTAAAAGTACCTGAATCTAACGAATAAAGCTTTCCATTGGTGACATGCTGTAAGATGTTACCCGTTCCGGTTAAATAAGTTGTAGAAACAATAGGAAAATAGTTTCCATTAGCATCCGTCCATTGTGCCCACATATTCTCGGCGGCATCGTAGACTAAAGTAATATTACTCTCTCTAAGAGTAAGACCATAAAAAAGGTGCCCTTCATACTTTAGGCCAAAAGAATAAACAAAGCTAAGATCAGCCCCGCCTAACAAGCGTTCTATTGCTTTGGTGGAAACTACTTGTAGTTTAAGATTATCAAGCATTACAACTTGGGGGGACGCTGCTCGATTTGTAGAAAGCCAAAACAACATTCCGTCGATTTCTTGCACTGAGTCTTCATTGGCACAGCCATAGTTCAACTTCGCGCCTTGTACCGGGCCTAAAGGACTAGCAGTAGCATTAGCCGCATCGTAGAATACCTCGGCTGACCACTCTTTTAAGGCGAGTACATAAACGAGTTGCTTCGCTAGGGCAACGCCAGGATCAGGTTCAATCTGCGCGGTTATTGTATTCAAAACATCTGTCCATAAGTTTGGGGCATTCAGTGAATCACAACCTCGAATAGTCGCCGCCGCGTCCATCACGTAAGTTGTACCATCAAGATACACAATTCCTTTAACTGTCGTTGAAGGAAAATTCGCCCCCGACATAACAACGATCCCAGATGCTGTATTGTAGTTATAAGTTGCAACTCCGTTTCCAAACTGTAACCTCGGAGTTGCACCAAGACTGGAAGAGAAAGTATAAGTGCCCTGTCCACTACTAACAGCTGGCGCGATAGGAGTTCCGTTTTTATAAAAAGTACCGCCGAAAATAGCGTACAGGTCTCCTTGCCAGTTATAGATCCCCGTTCCAGTAGCGGCGGAATAGGTTGCGTAAGAGGCTAATCCTGGCCTCTTAAATATATGATACCCTCCGGTTTGCTTGTCCTTTTCTACATAAGCATTTACCAGTTTGGCATCTTTATTAGTCGATTCATCGCGATTCTCCGGCTGGATAACCAGAGGAAGACGCTTAGGGATCGCTACGGATTCAGCTTGTTGCGCCATTTAACGGAACCTGCCGCCGAAGTAATTGGAGCGTTGGTCGGGGGTGAAGCGAGTTGGCGCGTCCTCTACATCCCATCCCTCAAGTTGCTCCTTGTACATCATAGCTCTCTGCTGGCACCTATCCATTATGGCCTGGGGCTGGCCGGTACAGATTTCATCTGCGAGGCCCCAACGGAGGTAGATCCTCCACTCAATAGGAAAGTTCATCTCATCTGTTACATTTGTCAGGTTGCTGACTTGAGTTTGAAGGAGAAGATGCGCAGTGCCGGTAGCAGCTGTAGCGTCTGGGATAAGCCAGAAGAATACGCTAAGCTCTGATTGTTTCTTGTTAATAAAGTAAGAGTTGATCGCTCCACTTTGGTTGACTTGAGATAGGCGAATGTAGTCGTTCCAGCTCATCGGCACAAGCGGGCGGCGAATACCTGTCGAATCCATGTAGTACGCTTCCACCGCGCGGAGGGGCTTTACCATCACTTCATCACCAGAAGGGCCGAGCGAGTAGGTGCCTTGATTAGCCACCAGCGTAATCTCTGTATCTACATTAAGCCACAGCTTCAGCCCCGCCGTCTGCGTTACATTTATGAGATCTGTAAGGCGACGCTGGCCATCTGTAACCTGCGTGCTATTAACTACCTCCCCTGACTGCAGCAACCCTGCGTCATGGTAAGCGTCGTTGATAATCGCGAAGGGAGTGTTGTTAGAAGGGGCGGTCACGGGAGGACTCCATTCACAAGAAACTCAGCTTTGATAACTCCGTCTGCTTTCATTTCAGAAACTCCGGTAGTTACAACACCAGCATCAGATACTGTTGGGCGAGATATTCCATTAAAATGTGTTATAAGAGGAAAACTAACGCCACTGTACATAAGCAAACTTGGTCCTAAACTAATCCCTAGCCCAAGCGTCGGCAGATACTTGACCGCACTAAACGGAGTGCCAAGACCAAGTGTAAGTAGGCGTCCTGCGCTCACGTTGCTCTCGTTACCGAAGATGGATCGGTTGCGCTGTCAAGCGTGAATGTTTCTGCTGTTGTAGTATGATCTACCTTTTTAATGGTTTTTGTTACTCCACTAATAGCCGCTTCCCCAAGGTGCGCGATGGTTTCAAACTGCGCCTGAGCAAGCGTAGGAGCGGCGCCGTTCGCCCGGTAACTTTCCGTCATTGCGGTGGTGAAAATGTTGGCAACACTTGCTAGACTTGCCACAGTTCCAACCACGTTTCCGCCAACATTACCAGTGACCGAACCTACTGCGCCTGTGACACTGCCTACACTACCTGAGAGGTTACCAGTAATGTCTCCTGTAATGTTCATGGTCTGGTCAGGCAAATTGATCGCAGTCAATCCCGCGCCAGCCACCCCGATCTGCACCTGAATATCATCGGTATCCGCCTGAATCGCTGTTGCCTGCCCACTAGTGGCAAAACCAGTGGCAGTAATCCACGCCGCGTCACCACGATCCCTCAGCGCCTCAAGGCTGTCCGTGGTCTGGTCGTAGGTAAAGCTGCCTGCGGTTTTGGTCAGCAGTTCGTGAAACACGCTACCCACGGTAGGCGGCGCAGCGCCGTCGATATCAGAATCCGCGTTCAGCAATTCATCCAGCCGCTGAACAACCAGCGCATCATCCACTTCGGACTGCACTTCGGCGTCCCATGCCGCGTTCCAAGGGATCGCCGTGAGGCCGGCTCCGGCGGCTCCGATGGTTGATTCAAGTCCATCGACGAAATTATCGATTGCCAAAATATCTGCCGACACGCTCGCGCCTGCTGGTGCGCCCAGCCGGGCAAAGCTGTCGCCAGTCTGCACCGTATTCCCGGTGTAGGTCGTAAGTGTGTCCACAAGATCAACATTGACCACCGCCCCTGAAAGTGTCGTGATCGCACCTGCCGACACAATCGCTGTCGCTGCGATGTCGTTAAAGCCTGTGATATTCGTGGTTTTCGCCAATACCAAGGCAGTAGACGTGGCCTGCAAATCCAGCCCTGTCCCGGTCTTGGTAAGCTGCAAACCATCGCCATTGGTGCTTGCCGCCGTGATCTGCATCCCATCCCCGGTAGCGCCTGATCCGCTGGTTATCACAGCCCCATGCCCCGTTCCATTACCGGTCACGACAAGGGCGCTGGTGTTGGCACTAGACTGCGTAATGTTCAGCCCAGCCGCCATCGAGACATTGCCGGTGAGCGTCGTCGCCGCTGTAACAGTCAGACTCGCAAACGTAGTCGCTGCGTTGCTGCCCGCAATAGCTACGCCGCCCGCCGCGCCTGCTGTTGCACTTGGCAAAAAATCGGTCTTGGTTTTCACTGCCGCAGTATCAGCCTTGATCGCGGTAAGACCGTCCGTGCCGTTGGCAAGATCAACCGCAGCGGCAGAGCGCTCGATGGAGAATTCCGCGACTACCTCACCAACTACCGAAACACCGCCTACCGTCCCGGTCGTGATCACAAGAGCATAGTCTTTCCCAGCTTCATAGCCGTTCGCGCCTGTGGCGACCACGGTCAGAAGATTCAGCCCTACCACTCCGTCGTGATCCACTCCAAGCGTGATTCCCGCTGTGATCTGCGTTACGCTATCGTTCTCATACGCAGAAACAACAGGACTCCCCGCAAGCACTGTAGGGACACCAGTCGCAAAGGCGCGAGTCGTAAACAGTTGGTAAAACGTATCCGCCAGCGTGATATCTCTCATGCCGCTAATCCCCCGCCAAATCCCGCAATTCGTTGCCGGCCACCAACAAGTTTAGATAGCCCCGTGCCTGCTGCCGTGTAGGTAAGAACGATCTTGCCTACCGCGCCATTCCCGCCTTTGACTACACCCTCGCCTGAGCCGCCACCGCCACCGCCATTACCCGATATCGGCGCGATGCCGTTATTGGTTCCACCACCACCTACCCCACCGATGCCGCCGTCAGTCGTGCCCGCTGTTCCACCAGCTCCGCCAGTGCCCGCCGTGCCTGTCCCACCGTTCCCACCGTTGGTGGTGTCGCCGCTTGAGCCGCCGCCGCCACCACCACCACCGTTGTTATTGTTGACGCCAGCGCCGCCGTTACCGCCGGGCTTCTTGACAGTAAACGAACCGACGAAAGACGCATCAGACGTGGCTACCGCCGTCGCTACACCGCCGGGCGCGCCTGCTGCGACTACCTTGCCAGCCGTACCGCCAGGAACCTGATAGGTCGTTGCATCACGCCACCAAGTCACTCCGCCCGTCGTGCCAGCCGCGCTTGTTACGCCCGGCCCTCCCGTCCCTACGTTATAAGTGTAAAAACCGCCCTCGGTAACGGTGTAAGCATCCAACCGCCCATACCCGCCGCCCGCACCGCCGCCCGCACCGTCTGAGGCTACTGCATTACCGCCGCCACCACCGCCGCCGCCCCACAAGCTGAACTGCACCGTGGTCACGCCAGCGGGACACGTCCATATATTCTGTCCAGCGGTAGTGAAGGTTTCAGTGGTCATGCAGCAAACGCCAGCTTCAAACTATCGAACTTTGGAAACGGTTTACGCAAAGCGAAACTAACAGGCGTCCACCAATTCACGGACAAGGCTTTCTCGCGGTCTTTCATAAACATCTGCATTCGCGCTTCCAAAAGACCATCACCATAAATTTTGAAGCTGCAACCTTGCAGCATTTTCATCTGGTTGAAAAAATCATCAGTAGATTGCATCATTAGGTCTGAGGTATCGAACACTCTACCCTCAACTTCGATCTTCACCGCGTTATGCGGCACGGTGAAATGCGCGCCCGCCCATTGCTGTTCACCCCGATAGCTGCAATCCATGCCGTGCAGTTCGTAACGCGTGTAACCAAGATCACGGGCTACTATAATCGCTCTCATTCCTACATTCGTACCTCCGGCTATCACCCTAGCCCCAGGTTCAATTTCCTCAAGCGTCTTGATCTGGTTCTCCGCGTCATCATCTGTAAATCCGTGCCACATGATTACGTTTCGATGCGCCAACACTTCAAACATTTTAGGATGACAGTGAGAGGCTATTAAGTAAGTCACATCAGGATGCGAGTTTTTTACAAACTCGATCTTATGTTCTCTGGCATCCATTTCTACGTGAAACTTCGGTATCACCCTCTTTGAAATCAGGAAGTCATGCGCCCCACTGGTAGATATAACGATCCCGTTAATATCCTTCCAAGTATCAGCAAGCGAAGGCCCAAAACCACAGATAGAAACCACTTCAGGATGCAAACGCGGCCCCTTAAATTTCTGAGAGTTCTCGCGCATCCGCGCTAGTCGTTCCTCTTTATTCAGTGGGGTTTTCATCAACTTACGATCAATACTGTAACGTTGGCAATGCGCTAAATTCCTTAAGTTGTGCAACACGTGCAAGCAACGCCTTTTCAGCGGCGTCTAGCTTTTGCCTTTGTGCCTCCAAGTTATCACGAGCCACTTTGCTTTCGGCGGCAAAAGTAGATTTATCACTTGCGAATTTAGCCTGCTCCTGTTCGAGTTTCTGGATCAACAAAGCGACTTGCCGCTCACGTTCTGCTACCGCTGCAGTTCGCGTTTCTACTGCAGCCTCCACGTTAGCAGAATCTTTTGCAAAAGCTACTTTCTTGTCCTCGAGTTCTTTAGCTATTCGCTTAGACTCCGCTTTAGTTGTTTCAAGTATCTTTCGAGATTCGTTCAAGAAGTTCTCGGCGGCTACGACTGTAGGATACCGAGCAGATATTTCTTCTTGCTGTTTAATCGTAGCTTTTACTGAGGCAAGAAGACGAGTGTAAGACTCAGGATTTTGCAGCAGCCCTAAAACGCCTTCAAGTTGCTTCAACTGCTCGAGTTGCCGCGGATCAGTGGATATTCCCATGCTAGGCTCCTTGGGTTACGTAGAAGGTAATTGTCGCGCCCGCAGTCAGCGAGTTAATAAGAATGCGCGTGGCGCTGACAGGGGATGCGTAGTTACCATCAGCATCAGTGGTCTTCGCCGCCAGCGTAGCGTGCGGCCACCACTTGTAGTCGGCAGCATTAAGCGGCGGGGCTCCGTTAGTTGTATCTGAGCGAAGCTGGTTAAAGGTGTGTTGCACCGTGTAGTCAATCGTGCCACTTATGTCTACACCAAGACTGACTTGAAAGTCGGTCTGACGCCAGTTCAGTGGATATGTAAGTGACACAATATCGTCAGTCCAACCAATGTCAACAGTCTCCGCCCCCATGCCACTTGGCGCTAGTACACTAGTGAGCGTTAAATAGTGCTTGGTAGATGTTACAGCATTCACCGTATCAGTCGCCAGCGTCTCAGTTTGGTAAATCCCAGAAGCATCTGTTCCGGTGATAACAAAGCTACCTGTGATAGAACCAGTCGGCGTGATAATGACAAGATGCGCAAGGCTGTCTCCTGCATTAGTAGCAGTAAGGGTGAACGCTACTCCGCTAGCAGCGGTAACGTCATTCGCAAATCCGTCAGTATCATCATCTGCCGGAGTATAACTTGCTTTGTAATTATACATAGTATCTCCAATAGAAGGGGCCGAAGCCCCCTCTGATTACTGCCCGGGGAAGCGTTCTACATAGCCAACTTCGACCTCGAAGGTCGGCGCAGCGGCAAGGGCGGTCGCCCACAGATCGAGCTGCATTGACCAACCAGGGGCGACGATCACTGGCGGGCAGTACATCGTCAGCGTGTTGATTACAGAGGCGTAGCCAAAATTGGACGAAGTGGCGGGGTCTCCGAAGAGCCACAACCAGGTAGAACCGGCGAGGGGAATTGAGGACTGAATCAACCCGTGGGCGTTAATACGGCCTGTTCCACCCGGCAAACTTGTCACGTTTCCGCCGGCAGTGAAGTCGGCAAGCGTGCCCTGACTCGCATTGGTGTTCGCGTTGTAGACACTCAGTACCGTGCCACGAGTAGTCCTTCGATCCCCTCCGCCATCCGTCCGAACCGAGAACAGCGCCTGCGTTGCACTTGTCCAGGCTTGATCGCCTATGCGTGAGAACAGCCGAATGTAGCGAAGATAAACGCTCTTGCTGTTAATATCATTCAGCACGCCGCGATTCTGCATGTACAGATACGGGACGTTAGGGGCGTGCGTTGCGGAAGCGGTCAACGCGTCGTCAACTACGGAGGTCGTCATTGCAATAGCGGTGCCAACTACTGCGTTAGTGGCGATGAAATAGCTCCCTTCATCTGCTAGTGCGGCATCTGAGTTCCAGACGTTTCCAACCTTGGTGCTGCCTTGGGTAGAGTAACCTTGGTTTGCGGGCATGATTTTTCCTTTAATTAAATAGAGTTAACGCTCAACAACGAAGCGAATGTAGTCGAATGTGCCAATGTTGCCGGCGGCTGTTCCCGTTCTGAAGCCAAAGAAGGGAGTAAGTGCAACGCCCGTTGGGATAGTGGTGGAGGCCTGAGACCACAGCAAGGAACTATTACCATCTACAAAGCCTTGCAGGTATGTTCCATCGTAGTAGATTGCAAGTGTAGCCCAGGTCGCATCAGAAAGCGCGATAGAGCCAGTCTCCGCAGTAGAACCTGTATTGGACTTGTCGGCTAGCATCTTAGGATACGCGCTGCCATTAAGGACGCCAAACGCGATAAGGTTGTCGGCGGTGGTCGTCCAGAGATCTTCTGGATTAGTCGTCGCGGTCAAGTCTGTCAAGCCAAACTGCAAATCCGTCGTCGCTGCCAGCGAAGTCTGCGCGCGCATTTCCATAAAGAAGCGCTTGCCACTTGTCAGCTGTACAACCTTGTCGCCGTAAGTTGCAGTACCTTCACTAGTACCATCTGACGCACTTAGCAAGCAGCCAGATGCACCAAGGGAGCCCGCGGTAGTACTGACAACTAACGTAGCCCCTGTGTCTGTGGTTGTAGCTGTCCATCCCTGCGGTACGTTAGTCGCAACGGGAGACAGAAAGTCGTCCATGAAAAACACCCACTCCGCACTACCCATCATACCCATACCAGCTCGATAGCGGTACATCTGCGCCGCAGCGGGCGCGTATGCAATCGACTCGGGTAGACCTACAGAATTCTTCTTACTCATCGTATAACCCTCCTACAGTTACCACGAAAGCGTTGTGGTGCGCCAAGAGTGGAACTCTTGTTAATGCATACGTACATTATACGATCATAACATACGTACGCATCGGCAAGACTTCTACCTATTACGGCCCGTTACTACCAAAGATCCCACGCGGATCCGTGCATCCAACGCTGAACCGCATGTAGCTCGCGGCTTTTGCGTTCTTCGTGTCGAAGTCGTTGTCTTGGTCAAACATAGGCTCGTCCCTCCAGAACATAGTCATTCCGTTCGGGGCGTTAGTACGAATAAACCAAGCGTGCGCGGAGGTAAAGTAATGATTCATCTTAATGCCATCCGGGAACACGTTTACTGCCTTCAACACATTAATGTTGCTGTTAGCACTGTCGGACTGCAACACCGAGCCCAGGATGCGGTTAGCATTATACCACTCTTGACGAGCGATATGCAGCGACCTCGGCATTATGTTAATCAGCAGGCCCGTATCATTCTGCGTGCCCATGATCTGGATCGTTAGGTCTTCCAGTGAAGCCTCGGAGAGATCTGCTGCCGGCGACAACGCATTGCTGTAAGTACCTCCCGTTGTATTTACGTGCGCGGTACTGCAGAGTGCAACACCATCCGCGGTCGTAAAGTAGGTAGTAGCAAAAGCATTGTTATAAGGAAAGGCACCAACGTTCTCCGTAGTCTGTTGCATAGAAAACGCATTGCCCTCAGCGCGACGAGTTGCTACCTCTTTGTAAAGGTTGTCTCGAAGCTCTTCGAACGTCACGATATAGCCTAGCGCATAAGCGATATGCTGATACGTAGTGACTGGGCCTTGTACTTCACCGTCATAGGTTACAGGCGCGCCTTGTGCTTTAACGGGGGCCAGACCAAAGGGCGTTACTTGCACCCCCTGCTCGTAGGCCTTATCACTGCTACGAATGTCGTAGAGACTCGTATATTCCTTCTCGTGCGCGTCGTACACCTGGCCCCAAGTCGTAAAGACACCGGGCCAAAGCAGTTTGGGGTGACTGCCTGTTGTGATTACACCACCAGCCATAATCGTTCTCCTTTATACACCGAGGGAGCCGGTGCCATGGCTTAACTCGTGAACGTTAATCTGAACCAACCACTTCGCGTAGGCGCCGAAGACGTTGGTCGCGGCAGGTGCTTGGACAAGTCCAAACAGCTTCAATTGCAGCGTTGCCGTAGTATTTGGCGTCGCTCCTGTAGCACTTGGGATCATCCAACCGCTAAGATAGCCGTTACCTGCCCCAGACTTCGAGGTAGTATTAAGGCCAACATCTACGGCGGCGAGTTGTGTCCCATTAGACTCCTCCTGGACGGAGAAGAGGACATTCGGATCATCTACAACAGCAGCATACCATACATTAGCGTTAGACGCTGGACGGTAAACAAGACTGTTGTTGAAGATACCACCTACACTGACTCCGCCGACTGGGGCAGTCGCGCTGCCAGAGTCGTAGAGTCCAACAATAACACCACGCAGGCCGCCCGTAGTTGCGCCGATGGCGATTCCAGGGATACCGTTGGTGTCTGCAGTACCACTACTAATGCAAGGATCGCCGATGTAAAGGGCGGTTCCGTATGCCGCCGCAATCGAATACAGGCGGGCTTGACCATTCCAGGGTGCGCCGTTGATATACTGCGCAGGCGTGAATCCAGAAGGTCTATTGGCGTTTGCCATAAAGATCTCCGTTAGTTATGCAGCTTTAGGCCGCTTAGGGGTAAACATGTCAGGGATGCTGGTGCGAGCTTTGTCAACGTAGCGGAATCGCGAGTCGCCGGAAGCGTCCTTCTCAGATCCCATCATCCCACCGCGTAGCGCGGCTGCAACCTGCTCATTTCGGTTTTCTTGGTGTTTCTGATCCTCGTCATACCATTCTTGCTTAATTTTCATCAGGATCAACCGAATAGGCTGACCATTCCTTCCTACCTCTGAGCCTGCGACAATACTGACTTGACTCCCCATATCTGTGTTACCAGACACGGTGGAGTCGCTACCGAGTCCTACAGAATTAACCTTAAGATCGCGGTCGTAAACGAATTCGTAGCCGCCCTCCTGCGCGCGTTGAAGTCGCTCCGGCGTACCGTTGAACCAGTGGAGATGGTAGCCGGGGATATCAGGAGCCTCCAGCTTCTGCACCGGCACACTCATTGGAATACGCTTCCGCTCAGCGGCCTTCACGCTCGTCGCGGGACTAATTGGGGTAATGGCCATCTTAGCTCTCCTGGAAATAGATTTCGGCGTAGCGTGATTGCCACTCCGCTTTAGTCTTATACTTCTTGCCCTCGCCAACAAAGCGCTTCGCGTCGTCCTCGCAAGCCTTCTTAGCCTCAGCAGGCAGGGCGGTATAGCTCTTCCCGCGCGCGACGGAAACATCCGCACCAGACCCATTCCGGCCACTCGCTACTTTGTCTGAAGGAGCTTGACGCTCTCCATCTGCAACATAGCGACGCTCCACAATCCCCGTTACCTTGTCCATGAACGCTTCGCCGGCGAGAGTCTCCCCTTTCTGCCGGAGTTCCTCCGCTATGCCAAGCGCGAGGCTAGTCTTCGCGCGATCGGTACCAAACCAAGCGTTACGCTCGTTCCACGCTTTTACTTCTGGCGGAATTACTGGCGCGGGAGGCGCAGTGACGACCGTTTTCTTCGCCGGCGTCTCGTCCGCCTTGTTAAGCTGCACTAGTTGATCAGTAAGCTCCGCAACGCCCACGTGGTCGTCAGCTTCAGACGCAGCGGCTAGCTGTTTCTTCACTTCTGCACGTGCAGCTGCAACAGCTTTCTGCGTCGCGACAGTGTGGCGCTCCTCGATCTCCTCGATTGCCTTTTGTGCTTGCGCTAGGGCCGATGCAACCTTCTGGTTTTCCCCCCGCACTGTTTCGATCTCAGCTTTAAGGCGGCGATTCTGCTCCTTCACAATTGGCAAGACTGTTTCTCCGCGCTTTATAAATTCCTCTGCGTCAACGAAGCGCCCCGCATCTCCTTTATAACGAGTCGGGGGAATCCACCCTAGCTTTTCCGCCTCCGCTTGTACTTCCGGCGGTGCAGTGCTCTCCAGTACTTCAACTTCCGCAGTAACCTCACTCATGCTAGCTCTCCTTCTTCGTGCGTTATAGCACAAAATATGTCTCGGTCATTCACAAGGCGATAAAAGTCACCGTCCGCTGGGCCCTTAGCCATAAAACCAGCAAACTTCGTCACGAGGACACGGTCGCCGGCCTTAGCTCGAGGGGAAGGCTCATCATGCCAGGCACTAATACCGACCTCTACCACAACAGCACGATTATCTACCATTGCAGTACGACTTTGAACGTCAGGAGGAAGCACAATCTGCGCCCCTTTCCGCTCCGGTTCATACGCTTTAAGTAACACTGCTACTCCTAGCGGCTTTAGGCCTGATTTGTTCTCCATCTTCTATCTCCGTTAAATATGTCTCGTAATCAAGAGTCTCAGCGAATGCTAATCCCCTGCACCAACCTACATTTGCAACACTTCCAAAGACAAACGTGTCCTTGCTGTAATCAGTAGGATTACTCATCTCCCACTCATTACGTAGATCTGCCCGTTTTAGGGCCAAAACTCGACGCACCTCTGCCGTAACAGGGTGCGTTAACCAGTCTTTAAACTCTTGTTCTGTTATTGCTCTGCTCATGCTGCCTTCTTCTGGCCAGTAGCTAAGCCCTTAATACCGATTTGATGATCACTTTGAATCTTCGCGGCAGTTAAAAGGTGCTCTATCCTCTTGTTAAGAGACTCGTTTGCTATTTTAATCCTCGAAATTTCTGCGTTTACCATCGCGACCTGTGCGTAGGCAACCTCAGTCTGAGCGTTAGCGGATTCGTTCTCCGCCTTGGCCATCAGTTCGATCACCTTAGCATTATTAACTCGGCGCTCTTCCATCATCTCGAGGATAAATTCCTCGCGGGCGGCTTGCAACTCCCCTTGTTGCAACGCAAGCGCGCCTTGTTGACGCAGTTCCTCGACCTGAATCTTCGGATCTTTCGGTGGCTCCATTCCCTCAGAGCCGGGAAAGACGATCTGGGGTGCGTCTACATGAAGGGCGGATAGGAAACGCTTCTCGACCTCATCCTTGTTATATCCGAGCGTAGTGGCGGCGGCTTGCTTCAGCGTGAGAGCGAGCTGCAACCGCATAGAATCGCTAGTAATATTTGGATCAGCAACGGGACAGATGTCATCACCCGCGCCTTGATAATCTGCGCGGGTAGCACCGCCTGGCAATCTCGCCTCGAGGGGGAGAAACATCCCATTCAGCTTGTAAAGCTTGCGGAACTCTTCCTTCGACGCGCGCCAGATACGCTTGAAGATAGCGGTGTAGATCTTCTGCCCCATCTCCACCATCGTCTGAGTCGTCTGCGCGGGAGTATTCTGACCAGGATTTTCCCCTACTGTTATATCTGTAGTACCCGCAACGCGGCTAGCATAATTAATCAAGAGGCTAAGGAGTTGAAAGAGAACATCAGAGGGCTGGTTGACCGGAAGGGGAAAGATCGACTTGCGGAGGTCATCTCCAGTAGAATCAACACGCTTCCACTCAAACGGAGCGATAGTGTTAATGCCACCACGAATCTTTGCCCCCCGCGCGAGGAATCCACCAGAGGTCGTCTGCATTGTCCCAGCATCGAGAAGCATATTAATGAGGCTGTTGGTTGCTTCGTTAAGGGGGCCAAGGAATACTCCAAAACCAATATCATAAATACCTCCGTCAGGGGAGGGAATAAATGTTTTCTTAGTGTAGTATTCCAGCGGCTTGATCTGAATGATCTTACCACGATGCTTGCCAACAGCAACCCGCTCGATGTCGTTCTCGGAGTTAAAACGAGTAACGATACGAACGACAGTAGCAGACTGCTCCTCAAAGGTAATCACATATGGCTCAGCGTAGCCATCACCATCCAAGTCGCAGCAGCAATGCTGCTCTAAAAACTTGAAGGAAGTCGTGCCGTCGGGTGGCGGCGGCGTAAGGCCTTGACGGTTATCCTGCCCCGTAGTTTTAATATCTGTGCGAGTGGTCGGCGCGCTCTGATACCAGGGTTCCTCTAACACATCCCGCCAAAGTCCTCGCATTACATTCTCATAAACCTCATTACGGTAGGTAGGAAGAATCTGTGTCTTACGAGGGCAGTCCTCAACCGACTTTGACCAGTAATCCAGCACAAGGTTCTTTGCAAGAACCAGTTCGCTAACGTTATGACCCTCACTAGCGGAGTAATAAGACTTCTTGAAGTTCGTGCCGACGATACTAAGGTTAAATATTGCCTTATCCTCTTGCTCCTCCCAACAACGATCTTGGTAAAGAAGCTGCCAGCTCATATGCGTAGAGATACGCTCGGAACGGGCGGTAAGCTGGCCGGTCGGGTCGCCGCCGAAGATAGCGCATTTAACAATCTTGTCACCGTTGACGATAGCAGGGTAGGCACGCGCATGGAACTGCATGGCAGCGATTGTGACAAGAGGGAAGTTTACATTCGCACAATCAGGCCAAGGGAAAGTCTTGGACTTCTGGATCTGCAGCGCAAGATCCATTCCCGCCTCGTTTCGCTTCATCCACGTTTCGCGGGAATAACAATCGCGGAGATAGCCCGCAAGACACTCTCTTCCAATATTCTTAAGATCGTCTTCCTCGAAACGATCGCAGAGATTCGGAGAGTTAATCGCCGCTGCGTTTAGCGTAATCGGTTGTTGAAGCACTAGCATTGTGTATATTCCGCGGAGTTGCGCCCCGGCGCGGACAAGCCGCGCTCGGTGCGCTCCGTGCCAAGGCCTACTTGGTCACAACAGCCACCAAACCCCGGTTCTGCAGTGAAGAGTTGTGCGGGGCGGCCGCCGGTGAGCATCCTGACTGAGGCGCTGTGCATACTTTAGTACCCCGTGACCTGCGAACGTCCGTTGGTCGCGGAAGTTCGGCGGCTATTCCAGAAGCCCTTCTCGAACTCCTGCTCCTCCGGCGTGAAGAAATCCTCCTCTTCGAGGAGCGGGGCGAGGTCAAGGCCCATGCAGAGGGTTGCCGCCGAATCGTACTGGTCGTCTAAGCGAGCGGCGGCGTAGCCAGTGAAACGGAGCTGCTCTTCGCGTGCGGACTCGAAGCCTTCGGCGGCAGTATTCCACCGAGTCGCCCCGGCGCGGTGGCGCTTCTTGAAAGATACGCCTCTCGCCGCCTTGTCTTTAACCGGATTAAGCACCGAGATATTCAAGTAGCGATCCCGCGTTTGCATCTCCTGATATACGATGTTCTTAACTGCGTTCCAAATAACTCCGCCCTCCACAAAGTGTGTCTCCGGGTGCCAGCGATCCTCCACCTCAAACATCAGGTCGATCCAACCTATGTCGCCGTTCTGGCGCTCCGCCGGCGAGACGGACGGATTCCACCTTCCCACACGGAAATCCATGAAATGGAGGAGGTTATCAACGTCCTTCCCCGCAACCGTGGCGCTAGTGCGGTTCGCCAGATCCGCC